GCAGAGAAGACAGAAGTATCTGATGGTCTCTTCTTTTGCTTGCGGCGGTAGGCATCTCTAGCCTGGATCTCAGACTTACCAAGGTCTTGAATGTCCTTAGTCACAGCCTCTAGTTCCTTACCTACGGCTAAAGCTTCCCTAATGCCAGAGACAGCAGCCTTGGCAGCTTGTGTTACTGGTTCACTCATGGGTATTCCTTTAAGGAGCTATCTGACCAGCTTTCATCTCGTCTCTAGCTATGATTGCCCCAGCAGCCTGTGGTCCTAGCCTTTGAATTGCCTGCTCTACTGCAACACGAGTAGCAGAAGGATTCTTCATTAGTTGCTTTGCAGCGCCGTATGATAGCCCTGAAGCAGTAAGTAATGACAAAGCTACTGCTGGGTTAAACAATGCTAAAGCACCGCCTGTAGCAATCTTACCAGCAATAACTGCTTGTCTATAACCAGCCCCTAACACATCAGGAGGACCGCCAAGAACATTTACACCTTTACGGGCAAACTCTCCTAATGGCCCAGCACCTGCCCCTGCTTGTAGTTCAGTGGCCTGTCTTGTGGCAGCTTGAGCCAACTCTTCAGCACTAAAGCTTCCTTTAAACTGCTGTATAGCCTTAGCAGACGAGGCTGCATCAGCAAAGCGGTACAGTTTAGCCCAAGCATCATCAGCCTTTGCAATTAAGCCATCTGTATCAACTCTTGTGGTATATGATCTAAAGGCATTTAAAGCATCTTCAAAGCCAGCAGCAAGAGCTTCATTATCTGCCCCTGTCTTCTTACCGTACTTCTCTGCTTGTTCTTTTAAAAAGTTATTAATATTTTTAAGATCAATTCCTTTAGCAGAAGGTAACTGTTTCATTCCCATAGGAGCTACTGCACCTGCGGGAACAGGGCCTAGACCAAACCTGTCAATTACTTCTTTCTGAATAGAAGACTCAAATATCTTCCTAGCCCGTGGGGTCATGCTTGATACATTATCTACTACTACGGTACGCAAATCATCAGCAAACTGGTTATCAGGAACAATACGACCAAGTTTCTCTAAGGCATTATCATAGTAGTTCTGAATAGTCTTCTGAATGTATCCAGACATCTGCATACCATCCTTAATAGTTTCAGGGACAGTACTATCAATACTCTTTAATACTTCATTACCAGCAGACCGTGTAAAGGAGTTACGAACAGTTTTCTCAAAAGGACCAAACCCAACAGACTCCATCTGACGAAACACCCACCCAGGAACACCAGCATATGCCTGACCAGGAGATACTTTGACACCTAAAGCTAACTGCTCTGCTACGCCTTCTTTAAGCTCAGGAGTCAATGATGCTCCTATTTTAGATATAGCACCACCAACAGCAGCAGAGAAGCCAACATCACGAAGCTTTTGTAATGCAAAAGTACTTGGGTCTTCAGCCTCTTCAGGAGCCTGTGTCACTGGAAGTAGCGCAGCACCGCCAGCACCTGCAGCAGTTCCTGTTAAGACCTTACCTGCTCCAGCAGCCCTAGCAGCAGTTGCAGCAGCACCTCCGGGAACAATAGAAGTAGCCACGTTACCGATAAGCCTAGACCATTCAATACCGTCTGCTCCTTCACGCTTTCTGCGCTCTTGGTAGGCTTTCTCATATTCTGCTAGTTGCTGACGAGTACCTGCCCCGCCCACCACCTGAGCAATCCCTGTAAGAGGATCTACTACAGCTCCTTTGATCAGACCACGCACAGCCTGCCCAGTAGGACTAAACTGCATTGGTTCTGTTGGAACAGGAATATCAACACCAGAGGCCATATCGAATGTAGAAGCAGGAGCAACTTCTTGAGCCATCGGAGGAGCCTTGGCTACTTTAGTCTCAGACTCTGCCTGCTGAAGAGCAGCCTGATAAGCCTGCTGATCGGTTAGCGCAGAAGGAGAAGATACTTCAAAAGTACCACGATTAGGAATGGTAATTTCGTAGGTAGGCATTATTGACCTTTTCGTTTAACAGTCACACCCGGAGGAAGAGGAGCCATCGTAGCAGACGGAACAGCCGCTTGACCACCGCCAGTTTGATACTTAACTGGTAGTTTACCTTCTAAGGCAGTTTTCCAGTTAGTATAGTGCTCTTCAATCTTATTTAGAGCTGCAGTAATGTCTGCAGGGCTTTCTAACTGATCGAGAGATGCAACAGTAGACTGTAAGAAGTTAATCTCTTGTACAGCTACTTGACCAAGCGCACCACCAGTTGGGGAAGCATCACGCATCTGCTGTAGACGGTCAAAACCAAGGTTAGCCTTAATAGTGCTAATCTTATTCTGTAACTTACGAGCATCAGTTCCTGGCAGTACAGCTAGTGCGCCACCATAACCAGCAGTCAATGGACCAACTAACTGTTTAGCCTCAGTAACTGTCTGTATAACTCGTCCTGCGTTATTGAACGCCCCTTCAGCAGCAGCTTGTTGTTTCTCTGTTTTCTCAGCAATCTTAGTTGCTTGAATGTCTTGTCTAAGTGCCAATCCTTGACGCTGGATATCAAGTCGTTGTTGTGCAATATCTCTTTGCTGTTCTCTCGTTGCTTCACGAGACTGTTTAGCAGACAGAGCAGCCATAATCTTATCAGGAGAACCGTACTTTGTAACAACTGTTAAGACTTGCTCTTCTGTAGCGTTTGGACCAAGAGCATTAAGTTCTTGACGAAGTTTTGTTTCTTGCTCTTGTGACAGTTCTTCTTTTCTAAGTGCTGCTTCAACTCGTTTTTCATCAAGTGCTATTTTACGATACTTACTTGCTTCTTGAGCCGCCATAGGAGCTAAATCTCCATATCCAGCTTCTTGTAGCGACTTAGTAATAGTTTCATAATATGATGTAGGATTCTCAGGATCAAACTGAGTGCTACTCATAATTCTTTGAACATCAGCAACTCTGCGAAGACCAGCGTCATTAACATCAAAAAAACCTCTTCCACCTGCTATGTTACTGACACCACGACCAAGCAAAGCACCGAGAGCACCTGCAGCACTGCCTGTAGGGTTTAATCTCTGCATCTCCTGCTGGGCAAGTTGACGCTGGAGGTACTCTGGATCACTTTGTAATAACTGTTGTGCGCTAATTCCCATGTTATTTTCCTATCGATTAAACATTCCATAAGTTGAACCTAGTGGATTACCAGTAGCTTGATAAGGAGTAGAATAACCAAAGGTTGGTAAACTACCACCGCCACCACCACCAAACCCACCAAAGCCGCCACCAGCAGCTCCCATAGCAGCACCTAACATCTGATTCATAAAACCAGTAAGTTGAGCAGAAGCAGCATCACCAGCACGTTGCTGAGTTGCTGCAGCACTAGATAGTCCTGATTGAAGCATTTGAGCACCTGCCTGCGCTCCTGGTTGAGCAGCCCCGCCAACAGAAAGACCAAGTTTAAATGGCTGTTGACCCATCTCTTCAATAGTACCAACAGTACCAAGGTAAGATTGTAGCGGACCAAGAGCCTGTGTAGGAATAGCATACTGTTGACCAAGCTGTTGAGCGCCTAAGCCAAACAAACCAGAGCCAAACTGAATCTGTTGCTGTGCTGCCTGTTCAGCAGCTAAGACATCCCTAGCACGTTGTTCTTCACGAGCACGTCCTAAAGCAAACAATTCAGGTTGTCCTATACTACCGATATTTAATCCAGCACGACCACGACCAAAGACAGAAGAGGCTAGTCTTTCTTCTTCTCTCATCTGCTCAGGTCTACGAACATCCTGAAGCATATCAAAGGCTCTCTGACGAGCCATCTCAGGAGTTTCTGCTAGGTAACCAGCGCCTAGGCCAAATAGTCTCTGAGCAGCGGCCCCAAGAGGCTGTGCTGCCATCTGCGCCTCTTCAGCAGTCGTAACAGCACCTCCTGTTAAGGCCATTAGCTGATCTTGAATAGCCTTTAGTTCAGGAGAAACTGTATAACTAGCTCCTGTGACACGAGGCGCACCCCCAACATCTGTAATGTCAAAAGCCCCAGAGCCAAATCGTGAGGTCATTCCGACTGGTCTAAATGCTGATATCTGAGCAGCTTGTTGAGCAGCAGCACGTTGTGCAGCAGCAGCTTGTTCGCCTCGTTGCTGTGTCCCTTTGATGTCAGTTAAACCTACTGCATCAGTTATACCGCCTACAAACTTACCCATTATAAACTCCTCGTATATATCTTATACATTTGTCCATCATTCCCTAATAAATCTCTAATGTATTTAAACCCTAATCTTTCTCCAAACCTACCTAACTTATCATTATCTACTAAGCCATATAAAGGAGCATTAAGTAGTGATTGAAGCTGGTTTAAATCTCTAATATAATGTTTCTTTGTTTCTGCTGACCACTTAAACACATCGGTATGAAGCCAGTATAAGTTACTAAACAACTCCAAGTACATTATATATTCTTGTCTATTTACTACTGGAAACTTATACATCAGGTCTTCATAATGTAGCAAAGAGCATAGTATGGCGGCAGGTTAGCGTTGTTCCCTGAGACACCTGAAGTTGCAACAGTTGTTGCGACTGTTACACCTGTTGTTGAGGATGATGTATCACCTTGATAGTTTCGTGCTTCCCCGCCGCCTTGATTAACACCGCCAGTACCTGATAACCCAACGCTAGTAGGTGATAGAAAAGGAACTGTACTGTCATCACAAACACCGTTTCTGTGTGTGTGGCCTGCATCAGTAACAGTAGAAGTAGCAGTGTGATTGTGACTGACCACGACAGCGTCTTTAGAGCCTCCAGTACCGCCCACAGCATAAGAGTTACCAGCACCTATAACAAACTTATCCCGTAGGTCTGGGGTGCTATTAGAGCCGTTACAGAGCGTCCACCCAGTAGGGACAGAACCAACCGACCCTGACCAGATCATGATCATGCCTGAAGGGATCAGAGCAGCCGTAGCAGCCGCTATAGCAGTGGTTACAAAGGCTGTGGTAGCTATCTGAGTAGTGCTGGTCCCTGCAGTGGCTGTAGCAGCCGCTGGAGTGCCTGTGAAGGTAGGGCTGTTTAGGTCTGCCTTGGACGAGATAGCAGAGGCAATAGCGTTATACTCAGTATCAATCTCTGTGCCTTTGATGATCTTGGCTGGGTTGCCAGTAGACAGGCCATCCTTAACAGCAAAGTTAGTAGCTTTTACATAGTTACTCATGCTTGTTTTCCTTGTTTAATATAGATGTCAATCCTTTGAATAGAGATAGGGTTCCCGTTGATCTCAGCCTCTAGTCCAATCTGCATAACAGACCCTGTGCCGCCAGCCTGTATCTTAAACTTATCTAGGACAATACCGTCTGAGAACTCAGCAATATTGTATTCCCCTATATTATACTCGTAAACTACAGAAGTGTCAAGCTTTTTCGTAAAAGCAAAGTAATTTTCGTTATAATCAAAGCCCCACTTAACAGCCACGTTCTGGTTAGAACCTCCGATGACCACGAATCCAATCTGCTTCATGATCTTTTCTATGGTAGGCTGTTCAAAGTCGAAGTAATTGGTATAGTAGCTAAACCGATAGTTAGTTCCGTTATCAGAGTGCCCAAAGTACTTTCCTATGTACCCAGGCTTACCAAGGTATAGTTCTTTGGAGTTAGTCACAAGAAAGGATTTAGGCTCTATAGCACTCCATGTGGTAGCCCTAGCAGCACCATCCTGCAGAGGAGTTCTCATGTCAAAGCAGTAGACTGACTTAGTAATCGGCAGGGTTAGGAGGTAGAAGGCATCCCTGTCATAGTATACAGACTTGATATTAGCCGCTGTCTCAGAGGCCACGCTAGTCATCAGCTCATCCCGTACATTCTTGGAGATATCCCGCATAGGCAACGACTTCTCCTGAATAACCCGCTGAAGGCTTCTAACCCCAGAATCAGACAAGAAGATAATATCCGTACCAGTGCTCTGAACAGAGTCCCTAGCAATACAGCCCACATTAGGAATATAGTCTGCTAAGGTTAGCGTAGTTACATCGATTGGGTTGGCATAGACAGCAATGTTATTACGACCAAAGATAATCAGGAATCCGTTGTGCGCTGCAATAGCAACTATCTTATCCGAGTTAGGGAAGACAGCGTTTAAGGACAGAGAGCCAGAGTCTCCACCTTGGAAGTCTGATCCATCTAGTAAGCGAGTGAAGTATACTGTCTGTGGATCTCCAGTAATGTCTGAAACCCAGATACGTCCATAAGCCGCTAGAGCGCAGTTAGGAGCAAAGTCACCAACAGAATACCCCAAAGGTATTGTCCCTACATCAGCAAGTCTTTGGAAGCCGAAGGAGCCTGTGTGAGAGTGTGGGTTAGCGGTGGTTGTTACTGTGCTAGTCAGAGCATCAGATACTGTGTAGCCAGCACCGCCAGTGGTAATAGTTACAGTAGCGATGCCTGTACCAGATCGTGTAGCCACAGTCACGGTAGCAGCAGTGGTTCCACCAGACAGGGTAAGGATGTCTCCTACATTGTAGCCTGATCCAGCAGCAGTAATAGTCAAACCAGTAATAGCGCCGCTAGAGACAGTAGAAACTGTAAACGTAGCTCCAGTTCCCGGAGTAGCCATACGATGGTACATCAGCATAGGATGCCCAGACTGAACCAAGTAGGCATGAGGCTCTGCATCAGAACCATCACCGTAGGGCAGAGCAGCTCCCTGCCAGTTGTTTCCAGTGATTGTGTAGGTTAGGTCTGCACTGTTAGCTTGATTGCGTACAGTCTTGGTAGTCATCGTGGTAGTACCAGTAAACAGCCTATTGTTACCAGCACTAAGGAATTGACTAGACCCATTATCAGTTAACTCAAACATGAACTCTACTGGGTTAGCAGCACCTAAGTCTGTGTTAACTGCTGTGTTTACAGGTGTCCAGCCTCTACGAGCACCGATACGACCATACTTATCAACCACGCAGTTGTTAGCCTCTAGCGCAAAGCCAGAAGACAGAGACACTGCAGACTCTTGGATGTTTAGTCCAAAGAACCCTGGTGCTGCGATACTAGCTGTTTGTGATGGAGATGCCATTAAGTAGGTGTCCAAATAAATTCATCAGGATACTTGTTGCCCTCAATAGACACATGGTCTGCTAAGGATGTCTGATACAGCGCATAAGCCTCAGAGCTGCTTAGGCCACCATCTTCTCCACGCTCTGCCAGTGCCTTAGCATAGGCCAAGAAGATGACAGGCTCGTCAGGAACCTTGATCTGGTCTGAGTTAAGAGATAACTGTGCCTGTGGCTTAATCACGTTAAAGTTGACAATGTAGTTAGCATCAGGGATTGGATACAAGTCTACCTGTGTGTCACCGTTACTGTCCACACCGTTAAAGTTGTAATAGCGAGGAGAGCCATATTCAGGTGTATTAACCAAGAACAAAGCGTCCATCTCTTGCGTTGCAGCATTGTTTAGAAACCAGTTGCTAGAGTCATTCAGAACATCAAAGACCCTAAATCGAATGCCAGCATTAGTGAGGACATAGTTAAAGAGGTTAGCAGTAGTAGACACAGTAAGAGTTTCAGACAGAGCATTCCAATTGTATGCATCTTCTACCTGCCTCTTAGCGTCATTGACGAACTTGCTAATTAGTTTGGAGTATGAGGTGTCATTGACTGAAGTAACCTCGTTCTCACGAAGCCTAACCAGTACATCATTGACAAGTTCTAGATAAGTTTTGTTTGCCATTTAGCAATCCCATTTCCTAAGTGCCAGTGCTTTCCTTGTTGGTCTGCCCTTCTCATCCTTCATAGGACCAGGTACACTACTCATACGAGCGCAGAATGACTTCCTACGAGCAGCCTTCTTAGGAGACTTTGCAGCCTCTTTAGAGGACACTGGAGGCTTCAGGTTAGCGCCTTCCTTGTTCTTAAAGTATGCCCTGCCTTTGGCGTTTAAGCCACCTTCTGGGTTCTGATATACTTTCTTTACCATTTATTTCTTCTTTGCTGTCTTTGCAGACTGTTTAAATGCCTTAGCAGTGGGTGCGCCTTTAGAGCCTACCTTACGCATCTTCTCACCAGATCCCTCTGCTATCCGTTTACGCTTTGCATTGATATTGGCATAGAGTCCGGGCTTAGTAACCACGAGAAGAGCCTTTCTTTGCTTTCTTCTTCTTAGACATACCAGTCATTGATAGGCCAACAGCTACTGCTTGTTTCTGTGGCATACCTTCTTTACGAAGTTTGCTGATCTTAGCCGAAGCTGCCTCTTGTTTGCCCTTCTTAGTGTAAGGGTATTTCTTTCCGTCTACCATTGGCATACTATTCTCCTTTAGAATTGGAACTGAACTGTCATCTCAGGCATGAACTCTACAGTTGCTATGTAGGTTACTGTCTGAGTACCCGAGTTTTGTACTCGAATCTCATCACCAGCTTGTAAGACTACCTCTGCCTGTCCATCTAATCTAACAAACTCACCAGCACCTAAGTTCTTACCACCAACAATAAAGTATTCAGTGTTGGTAGAAGAGTCATACCAGTAGACCTTCGGAGTGTCGTTACCAGTAAGACTAATGATGTACATCAACTGCCAAAGACCAGTATTCTTAGTAGGAACCGTAAGAATAGTTTCCTTGGTAGTAGTGCTTTTAGTTTTAACTGCGGAGACTTTTCTGCTCATATTAACCTACTTTAAGAACTAAACTGAGTAATAGAACTACGATAAAACCAGTAGTGCCTAGCAGGATCTGTTCTAGTCTCTTTAGCCTAGCGTTGATGCCTGCATAGCGTTCAGCGCATACTGCCTCATGGGTATCAAGTTGGCCTTTGACTTGGTCTACTGATGACATCACTATCTCCACTTAGGTCCTTCCATCCAGGCTACTAGCGAGTGTCTAGTGCCCTTGGTTACGGGGTTTACCTTATGAACTACAAAGGAGGGAAACACTAAAACAGTTCCTTGTGTCTTAAGGTGTTCTTGTTTAGGGGCGCTGAGATGTAACGGCTGCATCTCAAACTCCCCACCTTCATACTCTTCTGGGCTAGACAGTTGGCACACCAGAGATAA